CACCGACTGATCCTCGAAGTCGATGGTGAAGTTGCGGACGGCAGGAGCGGCCGGATCAGTGTCGGGTTCTTCGAGCGGCAGAGTCGCCAGCGTCGTCCACGCAGCGCTGTCCTCCGCATCCGACCCTTCGATCCTCGCCACTGTCCATGCGTTGCCGTCATAGCGCGGCATCGGACGGTAGTCAGTGAGACTGGTAACACTCATGTCGTTCTCGCGATCCTTCCAGTCGTGGCCTCCAGCGCTCTACCGCTGCTTGTGGGGATGAGTGGCCGTCCGGTGCTGCTGACAGCGACACGACCGCTCACCGAGAAGTAGCCAGGCTCGTGGAGGCGGATCGAGCGACCCCACAGCCTGATCCGGCCACTCATGCGGTCGTTGTAATCAGTCGCGTCACCGGAGTGGTAGGCGTCGGACACCGAGCCATCGAGAATGAGCAGCCCGACGTTCTCGTCTGTGAAGCTTGCTGACAGACTGGCTGCACCAGTGAGGGCGATCCTCCCGACCGGCTTGTCATCACCAGCGACGTACCGATCCACGACTGTGCCGCTGATGGAGATCGCGCCTGAAGCTGCATCGCTGAACCGGTTGCTGTCGGTCGTGATGCCTGACAGCGGAATCGAGCCAGTGACCTCACCGACGTGGCTCCAGCTTTCCTCAGTCGAGCCGGTGAACGCGAGCCTGCCGGAGATCGTCGGGTGATGCGTCAGCCTGTCGGTCGCGGAGCCGGTCAGTCCAGCCAGCGTTCCTTCCGGCCTATCGACGTAGACCTTCTTGTCAACACTGCTGCCGGCCAGCTTGAGCGTGCCAATCGGCAGCGAGTCTTGCGACGAGGCTGGGAGCGCCTTGAGCGCAACCATCAGCCCGTATGAACGATAAGCAGTCGGATCAGCAGTATTGACCACGAACTGCTGAGCGCCAACCGCGCCAGGCGGATGCTTCGCCTGGTACGCCCAGCCAGCAGACATCCGCTGGCCCGAAGCGATCATGTCCCACGTCACGACGCCGAAGCCAGCCGGAGGCCGCATGTTCGTGATCACGCCGATGTGGCGAACGGTCATCGAGACAACAAGATCGTTGTCAGTGATCGTGTTGAAGGCCGCACCGCCGTCCGACGTTGATGCGCCACCCGAGACGATGCCATCGCGCTGTCCATAGGCACCGACAGCCTCGGCAACCGTCGCCAGACGACTGTCAAGACCCCTGAACGCTGCGATCCTCGCCATTACCGGCGTACCACCACTGCCCGCCGTCGTGTTGAAGGTCAGCGTCGGGCGCTGCTCCTCACTCGACTCAGCGACCTTCCCGTAGAGGTAGAACTCCGAGTCAGGGTGCGAGAGATCCGCGAGCCGCACCCATCCGGTGCCATCGAACGAAGTCAACACTGATTCGAAGCCAGCAGTGGCGAAGCACAGGAGCACATCGCCAACCGCGTAGTCGGTGCCCGGATCAGGTCGCAGAATCGTCGGGTTGACAACAGAGGTTGCAGATTGCGCGACAGCGCCAGGGATGCCGACCGGCCGTGCTGTGTCGGGCGAAAGCGTCTCTGCCGCCCAACCGTGGGCGCGGATCGTCCCTGACGGCGTGTTCCGCCAGGTGATCGCCTCGGCCACGGTGCCGCCCATGGCGAGAACGCCAGCCGGTCTGTCGTTGCCACGGCGCAACTCAGTCGCGCTGCCAAGAATGCTGATAGCGCCAGTCGGTGCATCGTCGTAGCCCGTATGGATGAGCCACGAGTCCGTCGCTGAGCCACTGAGCGCGAGAACACCGCCCGGAGCATCGAAGTGCTCGTGCTTCCCGGCTGCGGTGCCGGAGAGAACGAGAGCGCCGCTCGTAGCGTCCGTGGACGTGCTCTGCCGCGCTACCGAGCCACCGAGCGCGAGCGTTCCAGCAGGAGCATCGTTGTAGACGGTGACGTGGACATTGCTCTCGATGACGCTGCCGGTGAGCGTGATCTGCCCACTGACAACATCGTTGTTGGAAGGCCCTGGCGGGAGAAGCGGAGCAATCGCAGCACCGATTGACGCCCCCTGAAATGCAGACGAGTAGCCACCGAGCATCGCCGCATTGATGGGCTTCTCCGAGATGCGATAGAGCAAGCCAACCGAGATGTTCGTATTGGTTGCACCACCGCTCGTCTTCTGCTCCGGCGTCGGCTCTGTTGACACACCGCCGCTGCCTCCGAACGTACCGGTGCTCTGCTGCGCAAACGCAGCGATCCACAGATCGCCAGGCAGATAGTCGGCCGTGATTCCACTAGAGCCACCGGGATACCCGTTGAACGTCGTGTCGGAGCCAGTGTCTGCGTTCCCGAGAGCACGAACAGGTCCAACGCCAGCGAACAGCACAGCAATCGCGCCGTAGACGTTGGCGTTCGGCGGCTGGTCAATGGTGATGCTCGTCAGGACACCATCACTAACGACATCTGCACGGAACAGATTCGCCCGCACGAACGAGGACCATCCTCCCTTGAGCAAGGAGTACTGGTTCCCGAGATTGTCGGTGACCGTCGTGGCATCGCCCACCTCCGACGTTCCCATGGCCACGAAGATCGTCTGGCCTGCCCTGACGGGAGCATTGCCAGAGAGGATGATCTTCGTATCAAGATTCTTTGCACTACCGGCGAACAGCGACTTGATGAACGCCACAGAGGCGATGAGCTTGCCACTGAGCGCCAGCGTTCCAACCGGCGCGTCGTTGTAGCGCGTGACTCCGACCGCGTAGTCATCCGTCGCGGTGCCGGAGAGGATCAGCGAGCCTGACGGAGCATCACCGGCTGTGCGCGCATCGATGCTCGTGCCACCAAAAGCAAGCGCGCCAACAGGAGCATCGCTGAAGCCTGCTCCGGTCTTCCAGTCGTCAACACACGTGCCAGACAGCGTGAGCGTGCCCGCAGGCGCGTCGTTGTACTTCGGGCCGGTTGCGACCATCTGGTAGGCCGCGCCAACCGCTGCGTAGTCGCGGCTCGTCGCTCCGATGGTCGCGAGCAAACGCCGCGATGTCAGCGCGGTGTCTGAGGTGTAGTACAGGAATCCGATGCCAACATTGTTTGTGGGCACCTGAAGCTCAGGCGTCGGTTCGACAGCAGCGACCGAATCAGCCCCCACCTTCGCAGCGAAGCCGGAGATGGCTCCAAGGAAGGCATACGAGCCGATCCACAGATCGTTGGCGACGTAGTTCGCAAGGGTCGTGTTGGCCGACCCAGGATAAGCACTGATGTCGGTTGTCGATCCCTGCAACGACCCGGCGTTCACCGACCGGAGCGTGGAGACGCCGGAGAACTCGACCGCCAGCCCTGCTCGCCGCGTACAGCCAGGATGCGTGATCGTGATCGTCGTCAGCATGCCAGGGTTAGTGACATCCGCTCGGAACAGGTGCGAGCCGAACCCGTTCGCGTTGATCGTCGTCTTGACAAGACTGTAGGCGTTGCCCAAGTTGTCAGTCGCTGAGTACCCAGTCGCTGTGGTGGACTGAATTCCGGCCGCGACGAAGATCGTGTTGCCAGCACTGACGACCTTGCTACCGGCCAAGACAAGAGTCGTGCCAAATGCATTGGCGGTGCCATCGATCAGTGACTGAACGAAGCCCATCAGGCCACCAGAACGACGAACCGGCCCACGCCTCGCTCGGGAGAGTGGACCGGCATCGTCATCTTGTCCTCAGTGTTGGTGCTTCTCTCGTGGTTGCCGGATTCGACCTCCTAGCCGACGTTGAGCGTCGGGGTCACGTTCTCCGTCGTGTTGGCAGCACTCATGTCGCGCGGAGCGCCACCTGCCTGGAGGTTCCACGCGCAGATCGCCTTGCCCGATGCCGCAGGCCCAGTGACGAGCACAATGCTCCTCACCCCCGCAGGCCAGTTCGTCGCAGCGCCTGTGTCCCACGACATCTGCGCGAAGCTGACCACACCGTTGGCCGGTGCTGGCTCAGCCTGGTTCTTGCGGGCGTAGGCGGTCCCGGCGATCTCACCGAGATCAGCAGCGGCCAGCGTCTCCGCAGCCGTGTGTGCCGTCCCTGCGTCAACACCCTTGGTGCTCAGCAGGAAGTAGCACGTCGCCGGAAGACCATTGCTGGCCATCTCCGACTTGCCTTCATTGAAGGCGATGAAGTCAGCCATGTTGGCTCCTTTCTAGGCCAGTTGTCCGGCCTCAGGAACCCTGGCCCATGTCGAGAACGACAGCGCCTTCGGGACGGGTCGCGGCGGTGCCGTAGAGGAAGTCCACCGACACGATGTCCTGCTTGTACTTCACGTCGTAGTCGTAGACCACGCGCAGCGTCAGGCCCCTGTAGGACTCGACGGCCACCGAGTCGGCGCTGACGCCCATCGGAGCCTGGAGCGCACGGCTCGCGAGCGTGACGGCGGTGCGGTGGAAGGCCACGCCATCGGCCTCGCCAGCGTTGCCGGGACCGGAACCGAACACCTGCGACTCGTAGGTGTCAATGCCGAAGACACGTCCCAGGCTGGCCTCGCGCAGTGCGTCGGTCGAGCCGGACTTGTCGGCCTCCACGAACAGCGGGTCGCTGAGCGCCACGCTGGTCCCTGCCGGAGACAGCACGCCGTAGCGCTGCGTGGCCGGGAGCTTGTTCGTGGTCAGGATCTCGCGGGCCTCGATCATCACGTCAGACGCCTTGGCGTCCATCGTCGCGGTCCCGCCGCCGCCAGCGCCAAGCGCGGCATCGACAGCCGCCTCGGCCAGCGCCGCATCGACCTTCTGCACGATGGCCTCCATGGCAGGCGTCAACAGCCTTGCCGAGAAGTCATCGATGCTGAGCGTCAGTTCCTCGCTCGTGACGGGGAACGACACGTCGGCCAGGTGATCGAGGGTCAGCGGAACGCCGTCCTCATCGATGTCCTGAAGCTCGATGCCGGTCGCGCGGTTGAAGTCCTTGGCCTCGAAGACGGCGGGGCGACGGATGGTGATCGTGTCGCCCTGCTTGCCAGCGAAGTCGGGATCGAAGTCGCGCCACGCCAGTCCGGCGAAGACCGCCGTGTTGTAGAGCGTTGCCAGCCCGACCCTTGCGATCAGGCTTGGGGTGATGAGATCGTTGGGCACAGCGAACCTTTCTCCTGTATTGACATTGGTCGCTGTGCAGCGGAGGCGGCGAAGCCCTGCGGCTTGCCCTATGTGGTGCGTCACCCGCTGACAGATGACGCACCGGGTGAAAGCTTACTGCATATTGCTACTTACTGCTGTGTCACCTGTGCTGACGGATTCTCTCGAAGTGCTCGTCAGTTGACATGTCGGCCACCGACTTGCCTCCTCCCGAACCCTTCCCGCCATCGGCGCTGCCCTTGACCTTGCGGCCACCGGCACCCGAGCCTGAGCCACTGCCGCCGCCATTGCTGGTGCCAGCGACGAGATGCGGCTTGGCTTCGAGCAGTTCCTCCAGCGCCTCGATCAGCGCATCGTTGTTGACACGACCGTTGTCGTTGAACAAGTCGTCCTCATCGAGATCACCGTTACGGATCATCCGCTCGATGTTCACGAAGGCGTCGTCAGGGTCAGTGAACCTGAGCGTCTTCTCAACATCCTTGTCATCTTCCTTGACGGTGACCTTGATGCCCTTGCCAGCGATCTTGATCGTGGCGTTCTCCAGCCGGTCTGAGCGGCGGTCCTTGTCGGCTGCCTCCTTGGCTGCGCGCTCACCTTCTGCGCGAGCGTCGTTGACGGCCTTCTCGTGATCGCTCTGGTCGGCCGTCTGGCGCTCCGCGATCTTGGCCTCGGCAGCTTCCCGAGCCTTGCGCTCCTTCTTGGCTTCGCGCTCGTGACGACGGGCCATCTTCTTCCAGTCGATCTTGCCGCCACCGCCCGAGCCACCGGAGGTGTCGTCATCGTCGTCATCGTCATCATCGTTGTCGTCATTGCCGCCCGACCCCGATCCTGATCCTGACCCCGAGCCACCTCCGTCGCCGCTGCCCGAGCCTGACCCCGATCCCCCACCGGAGCCACTGCCCGAGCCACCTCCTGAACCCGAACCGCTCTCGTTGCGCGGATGCCAGCCGGGGATGCGGGCGAGACGAGCATCCCAGTCCGGCTCCTCAGCTTCCGCGAGTCCGAGAATCAGTTCAACGATGTTGTCAGCCATTCGGCTTATCTCTCCTTGCGCCATGCGGCGCTAGCTGTCGTGTGTCGCTACTACTTCTTCTTCTTGCCGCTGGTGGTGCGGTCCTCGGCGCGCTGAGCCATCTTCTCCGGCGTCAGGCCAGCCGCATCGGTCGCGTCGTCTGAGACGACCTTCCCGAACGACGCCGACGTGGGATGGATGCCCTCGCCCAGTTCGGTCTTGCCTGCCATGTCGCGCTCGGCGTCATCTCCGGAACCCTCCGGGATGTGAGCACTCATGTCACGTTCTTGCGTGGGCGTCATGCGTTCCTCCTTTAGATCTCGGATTCGGTGGTGAAGTCGTGCGCGGGATCGGCCAGCACCGGGCCTAGCTCACCGTGCTCGTGGACGGCCACGCCGTCAGGGATGCTGCTGACTTCGATCTCTCGCAGCATCGGATCGAGGCCGCAACCACAGCGGTTGTGGAGCGGCATCGCATCTGCACTCTTGACGAATGCTCCGTCAACGAGCGCGCAGAAGTCGCAGGCGCCAGCATTGGCGACACGCCTGTAGCCCTTGATCTGCGGCGATCCCTCTTGGATCTCAGCGTAGGTGGCACGGTGGGCCAGTTGCACGTCCATCTCAGCCGTCGAGCCTGCGCGAGCCTCGCCAGCATTGACAGCCGCCTCATACGGCTCACCGCGCTCAAGTGCCGACCAGACGGTGACGAACGGACGCCGGTAGACCTCGATCAGCTTCGAGCCGTTGCGCGCCTGTGCGTAGAAGCGGTCAGAGGCTACGTTCAGAACCTCCCGAACGACAGCCTTCTTGACACGTCGCGTGACGAACGCCTCTGTCGCCTCCATTGACTTCCTCTGCCCCGCGTACACAATCGGGGTGATCGCATCCACGAAGTAGTCAACATTGCTCTCGTTGTACGCGCCCATGTCCCTGTAAATAGAGACGACAGCGCCCCGAACGAACCACCGAATACGCTCTTGCGTCAGGAGGTGTGCTTCGATCAGATTCGACGCCGGTCGCCTGCCGGTGTCTGCCCACACGCGGTTGACGATCAACGACGCTGCTGCGCCAGTAGCTCCAGCCTGCGCCAGTTGACCGATAGCTGCCATCAGGCCCCGGCTCCTGCGCCATTGGTGGTGACAGGGGCAGGTATCGGCCGTGCGGCTGCTGCCAGCAGGTTTGACATCACGTCGCCTGCCTGCTCGGTACGCCAGCGGGCCATCTGCGACGACGTAGCGTTGAGGACGTATTCGATGATCGCCGTCTGCGGCAGGATGTCCTTGAGCTTCACGGCGGCATCAGCACGCTCGGCCAGGCTGCGCGTCTCGTGGTCGCTCCACTGAAGCTCGGCGCGCTGGCTCAGTTCCACCGGCTCGTCCAACATCAGTCCTGACACACGCAGCACTTCCTCCCAGCCTTCACCGAGAGACGCCTTATGGTCAGGAATCTTGGCAACGAGCGATCCTTCTGAGGCTCGGATCGCGTCTGCTGACAAGTTGCTCATTCCCTGCTGGAGCGGGAAGTAGTGGCGCGGCGTTCCGGTGATCGTCGCCAGTTGGTCAAGCTCGGCGTAGACGCTCAGGTTGCCGCGCTCGGCCGCTTGGAAGTCAGCGAACTTGGCGTTCGGGTTCTCAAGCTGCACGATCTGGTCGGCAGCGAGTTCGAACGGCGGGATCGTGTTCCCGTCATCATCCTTGACGATCTTGTCGCCAATCAGGCCACGCACTGGGAAGCCCTGCCAGAACGCGACGATCAGCCCCAAGAACGTGAGCAGGTTGATGCGGTCGATCAGGCTGACGCAGTGCTCGTACTCGCCGCGAGCGTAGCCGTAGGAACCGGGCTTGAGTCTGCGATTGACCGGCAACTCGACAGCAGTGACGATGCCGAACGGATTCTCGACCGGCCAGTCCTCGCCATCCACGTCACGACGCTCCCACTGCACGCCCGAGACGCCGGTCGAGTGCTTCGGCCCGACGAACTTGTAGATGCCATCGGGCAGGTACAGATTTGAGTAAGGACGCTTGTCATCGTCGCTCACCCAAAACCGCATCGCCGCTTCCCGCCTGCGGCGTGACCCCTCGCGATACCTGATGATCATCTGCGAGGCGTTGTCAAGAGTGATTTCCGGCTGGTCGGTGTCCGCATCGGGCCAGACCAGTGCGAACGACCGTCCTGACACTAGTGATGCATTGTGGGCGAGCTTGGATTCGGCGTCCATGCCGTTGTCCTGCCAGACGCCCCACAGTTGGTCGTCAGTGTTCTTGTCACCAGAGGCGATTCCGGTGACTTCGAGGCGGTTCTGCACGGAGTTGACGACGAGGTTGCCCCACGGAGCCTCAGCCATGCCCATCAGCATCCGGTACGCCTTTGTGACACGCGCCTTGACGATGGCGTCCGGGAGCGGGCAGTCGCCCTCGTAGTACTTGTCCAGCTTGCGCTCGTCGCTCGCGCGCACAGCCAGCACGCCTCCGAGGCTGGCCAGTTGGGAGCGGAGTTCCGCCTCTGTTGCCATCTCAGATGCCTGTTCCTAGAGGATTCACAGAAGGTGTAACTGTAACTGAAATGTCAATCACCATGAGGCACGCGCGTATGTCGGCTCGCTGAACTCGTCCTCTTTCAGAGCATCGTCGCGTGCTCTGCGCGCCAACACTGCTGACGGAACTGAGTCGATCTTCTTGTCCGATCCGGCCCGCTCCTTGCGCACCACATACGCCTCTTCAGTCTTGTCTTCGAACTTGACCTTTACCTTGCGTGTGCGGGCATTCTCGAAGTGCCACCTAACGAGCGTCTTGTTATCTCGGCGCTGCTCATCGGTCTTGATCGGCACTGGGTCGATGGTGATCCGCTCGGCCGGGTTCTCACGCCGGATCGCAGTGCGAAGCGCACCAGTTGCGACAGCCATCTTGCTATCGACGTTGCACCACCACGGCGTCACGGGCGGCGACCCATGTTCCTTCGCCCAAGTGGCCATCTCGGATTGCCAGTAGGGAGGATCGCAGTACGCGCGCACCACGCGAAAGTTCTCGAACGCCCATTCGACAACAGCGTTTACTTCTGTGCGCCACCCGAAAGCTTCAGGCGTCGGCGTCCAGCAGCCTAGTGTGAATAGATCTCCGTCCTCCCGGCAACCAAAGAGAACTGTGTGGTCGTCAACATCCGACCCATCGAATCCGAGCGTGATCGCCTCGCCATCAACAGGGATGACATCTCCTAGCACCGCCTCGATCTCGTTCGGATACAGCCATGTTGACGCCCCGGCTCTCGGGATGTTCAAGTAGAAGCGGAACCCGTCAGCCTCCGGGTCTTCGGCGTCGCGAATCAGCTTGACAATCTTGTTGAAGTCGGTCCACGAGTCCTTGTACGGAGCGTAAGCAGTAGTGAGGGCTTTCTTGAGCGAGTCGTCACGGCCGAAGATCTTGGGCGGCTCGCCCTGCTTGTGGTCGAACAGGACGCCGTGCCTGTTGACAGCTTCCTCGTAGTCCATGTCGAGGTACTTCTCAGCCACGCCCTCGATCACGGAGTTCTCGCCGGGTTGCCAGGCGGTCGAGTACCCGGCCATCCACGGATCGGCCTCCTTGCGCTTGCCGGTGTTGCGCGCCACCGTGCGGTGCATGTTCTTGAGCTTCTTGGAGGCCATCAGGTGTTCCTCATCACTGGCGACATGTGATTCCTTGCCGCCGTCCTTTGAGGCGTCACCACTGGTGCTGGGCACGATCTCGCCGCCACCCGGACCCTTCAGATAGACCCTCGTGCTGGTCTGGATCGAGCGCCCGTAGTCGATCATGTAGTGGTTGGCCACTTCGCCGTGCGCCAACATGTAAGTAACGTTGTCGTAGATGTTGCTGCTCTGTTCCTCTTCAGTGGCAATAATCCTGACAAACGGGTACGTGACCGGAACGCCAACAGGGTTACCGGCTGCATCAAACCCGTCACAGCGCACCGGCCCGAGCGCTTCGGCGCAGGCGATCATCCCTCCCAGTTCGCTCTTGCGCATCCCCTTCGAGCGCGAGTAGACAGCCCTGTGAACCAATCGCCGCCCACGCTCAGGGTTGATCTCACCATCGGGCAGGAACTGCGGCTGGAGCCGGTACGCCCAGCAGATGAAAGCACATTCCTCTATGTCAAGATAGATGGCACTTGATTGAATGTCGCCAGGACCGTGACATAGGTAGCGCTCGATCCACGCGATCACCTCCCAGCCCAGCGTCGGGAAGGTGACTGGATACTTGACGAGCAAAGGATTCATGCGCCGTGCTCAAGCCGCTTCCGGCGCTCGTCCATATTGATGACATTGGTATCACCCACAGGACGATCCTTGGTGGCCTCTTTCCCAGCGCCGAAGGTGATGCGGAAGCGCAGATCGCGCTTGCCGCGTGGGGTGAGAGCCAGGCGATCCTCGCGCAGCCGGATCTCGGAGGCGTTGCGGGTCCAGTCCGAGCCAGGAAGGTTGTAAAGCTCAAGAGTGGCGACAGCAAAGGCGATGTCGCCCTTCGTCCAGTACGTCGTCACCGGGTCAAGTCGCCACTGACGCCACTTGACAATCGCCATCGTGCCCCAAACCACGAACGGGCGCGGTGCTGGGGGGTTCTTGGGGAGAATCGGCTCGTCAATAGAGGCGACATCGATGTCGATCCACTCGCCACGGCTCGGCTTCGTGGTATTGCGGCGTTCTGCGGGATCTTTTGGTACAGGTGCAGCCATTTCTCTCATTCACTAGTGTTGACGCCAATATCAGGGCAAGTCATTCGCACAGCGAGCAGCAGCCCTCATCGGTCCCGCTGTGTTGGGGAAGGGGGTCACCCCCCTACCTCTATGAAGCAGTGTTGACATCAGACGGCTTCTTCCTGCTCAGGGGCCTCTTCTGTCTCTGCCTCCTCGGCCTCTTGGAACTCCGGCACGTGGGGAGGGTTGTCGGGATCGGTCTTTGAGACGGTGATCGAGACATACCCGGAGCGGAAGCCATCTCCCGGCGCGGTGTTCTCGTGGCCTGAGATCGTGATCAGTACCGGCTCACCGAGTGTGAGGCCGAGATTCGCTGCGGCGTCCCTGGCTTGCTGAACCAGTTCCTCGTTCGGCCGAGCAGTGTTGTCATCGGCATCGGAGTAGTCGAGCGTGTAGTCCTCGTCGTAGATCGCGCTCGGGTCAGTAGTAGTGATGCTCCAGTTCATGCGAATGCCTCCACCAGTTCATCGGGGTGCCGTGTTGCCATCAGTGCTTGCAGTGCATTGACGGCCCGCGTGTGAAGCTCCAGCAGTTCGAGCAGATCCTTGACAGGAGCCTTGATGAAGTGCTCGTAGTCGATGGGGTTGGCGAGCCGGGTGAGCAGATCGCCATGGACGGTGACGAGATCGGACTGCGCCATGCCAGCGAAGATCTGGATCAGTTCATTGCGGGCGACGAACCGTGGGCGCTGACCGTCCACTCCTTCGAGTGCAAACATGATTGACTCGCGCTGCATCAGTCGTCCTCCTCGTCTGGATCGAACGGCTGAACGCTGACGCTCGTGCCGACTCCCCCGGCTGCGATGGCTGCCTTCACAACATCGCTGACATGCTCCGCGAGTACGTGACCTTCGATGGCAGGGAAGCGCATCGAGATCGACACCAGTACCTCAGATTCCATCACTGCCTCCTTGCTCGGCCTCGTGCTGCTTCGTCAGCACTCTTGATGCGGTGACATGGCTCGGCGTGGATCGGCGCTTTGTTCTCCAGCGTGTCGGGGCCACCCTCGGCCAGCGGGATCACGTGGTCTACGACGGTCGCACCAGGGCGTCTACAGACGTGACAGATCGTGTCGTCGCGGTAGAGGACGTACTCAGCGTCTCTCTGCTGCTGCCACCCTGATGCCGTGCTCTCCCGGCGCTGCGAAGTCTCGAACGGCTTCTTGCCATGCACCGGGCACGGCTGGTACTTCCCGCACGTCGGATCTGAGCAGAGCTTGCGGCCGATCTGGACTGGCATCACTAGCGACGGCGGCGTTGCCTCGGCTGCTGCTTGGGCTTCTCCTCGGCAGCCGCCTTCTCCTTGATGGTCCTGGCCCGCTTGGCTCGTGGCTTGGGCTTCGGGGATTCGTCCTCGGTCACGGTGCCACTGACAGCAATGCTGCCGGTGACCTCCGTGCCAGCTTCCACCTCCACCTCGCCAAGCGGAGGCGTGATCGAGCCAGGTTCGAACTCCGGCTCAGGATCGGGCCTCGTCGTGGTGGTGCCAGGCTCAACCACTTCGAGATCGTCCGGGCGGCACAGCAGGATCGCGTTCTTGCCAACGGGATTGACAGTGATCCCGGCATCGCTCACGTCGATCACCCTCGCCATCGGGAACTCGATGAAGCGTCTGCGGTCGTTCTGGATCGTCTTGATCCGGCCTATCGAGCGGACCAGATCATCAGCAGCAAGACCCATGGCTCTCCTAGTTGTCACCAATATTCACTGCCAGGTCGCGGGCGCTTGTCATGGCTACCTAGTGCGACCCGGCAGCAGGGGTGACGATATCACTGACAGTGAAACCGCCAGCAATACGGGGCTTTCTGGAGAGTCAGGAAGCTAGGGCCAGCGCGCCGTCACAGGAGCCAGCGGCATCCCGGACGACAACAGGCGGCGACAACGCTGTGACGACGGCTGGCTCCTGCTCATCGTAGAGCGCAAGGGCGAAATGCGCCTCCACGTAGGCCCGCTGACGTGCGTCGAGCGCACCCTGCGGTGCCCACTCCGGCGTGTCAGCAACGGCGAACCCAAGCACAACACGCAGCGCCTCAGCGAGCCGAGCCTCGATGTCAACCATAGCGGCCATGGCTTGATGATACCCGTCACCGCCGAATGTGCAACACAGTTACCGGCTCGTGAGCGTCTTGCATGGTGTTGTCACCATAATTGACGAACGAATGTTCGACGTGTGGATCTCGCCGTCGAGCACCCACGAACGGCTCTAGAACGCCAAATGGCCCGCCGTGGGGAGCGCGAGCTTCACCGTAAGCGGGCCATCTGGTACGTTCAGGCTGTGAGAACTGAACAGTGGGTAACTGTACCAGCCTTCGCGCGATCCCGCGCCACATACGCGACGAGCGTCCTAGAGCATGCCACAGCAGGCAGGTGCTGGACGATGTAGCTGAGCATCGAGTCCCATCAGCGGCTTGGCCTGGCAGGTGGTCGTGCGGAAATGACAGCACTGTTGGGGGCCAGGCGATCCCAAGTCCGCAACCCCGAAATCGCAGCCCCTTGCATCCCGGCAAGGTGAGGTGCTGCGTAAACACAGAAGACAACGATTGGAACTATCAGGAGGGCTTGGAACTAGCCAGTGAGTAGGAAGGTGGTGAGGGAAACATGCTTGACATCGAGAAGGATGGGATCTACACGACGAGATACAAGGGCACGCTGGTGGGAGCCTTGACTCGACAGCAGCAGATCGATGCTGTGGATTGTCCGGCCTGTTGTGCTCCTCGTGGGACGGCTTGTTCCGGCGACGGCATCGAGGGCGACAAGTCCCACCGCGAGCGCCGGAACCTGGCGATGCGGGAGTACGGCATCGTCGCGCCTCAGGCTGTCATGCCTAACAAGGGTGTTGACGGCTGGTACAGGCGGTTCCGGGAGAACGTCGGAAGTCAGCCGAAGTCTCCTCCCCGAAGGCGCGCTCGTCGGCCGCGTGGGAGCGTCAAAGTGCGCTTCGAATGCCCGATCTGCGGTGGTCCTCATCCCCGCGCCGAGCATGCGCGTTCTCGTCGGCGTCGTAGGGATCGCTGATGAAGCACAAGGCTCCGCAGCGAGTTGTCAAGGAGATTGTCGTCCGCACTGAGTGCGACCACTGCCACAAGGTCATCTCCGGCGACGATCCCGATGGCTGGGCGTACTTCCGCAGCTACCACAACGACTGGGGCTACGAGAGCGCCGAGTCGTGGCAGGACTGGGATGTGTGCTCCTACGGCTGCTACCTGGCGCTCGTGCGCAAGATCTTCGAGGACTACGGCGGCGACGACGTACAGAACCCGACGCTAAGCGTGGACGACAAAGGCTGGGCATTCCTGCGCGACATGCTGGCCACAGAGAAGGTGTCATGACTGGTCCCACCTTCTTTTGGTGGCTGTCGTTCTCCGATCCCCGGCGTCCAGAGGGCCAGCAGTTCATCGGCGTGCTGATCATGGAGGGGATGACGCTGCCGGAGGTGATCATGGAGTCCCATGCGCGCGGTCTGAACCCCGGTGGCGAGTGCCAGTTCGTGAAGATCCCGCCTGAGTACGTTCCTCCGGCACAGTTCCACAACCGCCTTCTGAGCTACACCGAGCTTGCGTCAGCGGGGTTGCTCGAATGATCTGCCGCCAGTGCAGACAGTCTGAGGCGACGGTGGCAATCCGTTCCGGCTTTGAGTTCCATCCGACGTGTGCCGAGTGCGCCGAATGGTGGGCGCTTGAGCGCCGCTACCCGATTGAGAACGTCGAGCCGGACTACCAGTACGAGGGCGACGATGGCGGTTGAAACCTACGTGCGCGAAGTCAAGAGCATTGACGGCCACGTGCTCCGCTTCGAGCGCGACGAGCCGCTGTTCATGGAGTCCGAGCCGTACCAGCTTGAGCGCTGCGAGACGCGCATCTACGTGGACGACGAGCAGATCGATGCGACCGGCGCGTATCTGTTCGAGCTTGTCACCGGCAACTGGGTTGTCAACACCAGCGTCGGGGAGTTTGAAATCGACCATCACGACGAGCGCCGGAGAACGCGCCATGACTGACCCGCAGTGCTTCAACGGCCACGACTGGGCGATCATCGAGCGCAACTTCATCCCGGTGGCGGTCCTCTGCACGCAATGCCGCACCAGATATGACGTGATTCCTCACATCGGGCCAGCGGAAGCGATGGTCGCGGCGATCCGCAGCAGGCCGGATGAGTGTCATGTCACTTGGCGGCTTGACGACGACCCATGGCAGACCACAACCGGCAGGGAGTTCATCGAGCGCTGGGACCAGGGAGGCGACAACATAATTTCCATTGACGAGGTGGTGGTTCACCCCAATGTCGATCCCTGACAGAGATGCCAACAGTAGCGATCCCGTAATCCAGCCGTATGACTCCGAGGACAGATCCTCAGCGAACCTGTTCCGCATGTCGGCGTGGCTCACGTGGCGGCTGACCGATCCCGATCTGACCGGCGATCTACGCACGCTGATGGAGCTTGAGGCCGCAGAGACGCATGCCCTGGCCGAACTGAACCAGGCAGTCGAGCAGATGCCCGGAGAGACGCTGACCGACAAGCTTGAAGACCCTCAGCAGCGCGCCACCTTGCGACGGCTCACGCTGCGCTGGATGCGCTATCAGCGGGCGTTGATTGACGCAACGACCGCACATCTCGACCACGCCGCGCCGACTAACGGTCACTGACACTCACCTACCTGAGTATGATCACAGCCATGACGACACGACGACGGCAGGCAAGGGTGAAAATCAGGGTCAGAGGTGACCTACCCGAAGAGGCTGCCGAAGAAGAAGTGACACCAATAGAGACAGAAGAACTTGAGGCTCCCGCGCCAGAGCCGCCTCCTCCGGAAGACGACCAACCGCGCAGTACGCGCGCTCCAGACACCAGTAGCAACGGGTCGGGTCCGTCGATCAAAGAGATCCTGACGTACCCTGTATTGACACCGGAGGAGGTGGCCATCCTCTATCGCGTGGATGCCGACACGGTGATGAAGCTCGCCAGCGATGGCGAACTGCCGCCGATGACAATGCAGGGCGAGACACGCTTTCTGCGCAAGGACGTGCTGACGCTGCTGCGCGACAAGCGCAACGCACGTCCGCGATTCGAGAAGCCCCGGCGTCGAGTGCGCTGATGCCGCACAAAGACCCCGAGCGCCGGAAGGTGTATTGGCTCTACAAGTCGATGAAGAATCGCTGCGAGCCATATGCCAAGCCTGGTGACAGAGAGCGCTACTACGAGCGCGGCATCCGGGTCTGTGAGCGGTGGCGTGGACGGAATGGCTTCCACAACTTCCTTGAGGACATGGGTCCACGGCCCACGCCGAAGCACGAGCTAGACCGCATTGACAACAACGGCGACTACACGCCGGAGAACTGCCGCTGGACGACCCACGACGTTCAGACGGCCAACAAGCGCTCGCGCCATGACGCTGTGCCCTATGCCGTGTGCGAGGTGATCTGCACGGCCGTTGATGCCGGGATGAGCCTCAACCAGATGGCTCGCGAGAACGGCATCCCCATCGGCACTGTCGGCGGTATTTACAAGCGTCACCTACGAGCAACAGGAAGGAGGTGAGACAACAATGGTTACAGCGAAGTTCAGGGTCACTCGCGTCACTCCGCAGGGGTTGACCAACGAGGAGGTCGAGGCTGGCAAGCAGCCGTGGGCCTACGAGATCGAGATGACGCCGGACTACGCCGGAGGAGCGAACAAGGCGTGGGCCGAGGCAACGCCACAGGGCGTGATCCGTCTGCTGATCACGAACATGGCCGCTGTGGAGGCGCTGCCGAAGGGATCGCAGCAGACGGTCACGTTCTCCACAGACAGTGAGTAGTTAGTGGTGACAGGTTGAGGAAAAGGGTGTCCGGACCCAACCTGCATCACCAGGCCGATGCCAGGAGATCCGCATCGGACTCAAGGCTCTTGGCATGGAGGTATCTCGCCGTCATCCGCAGATCGCTGTGCCCGAGCCAGTCTCTGACTTGGACAAGAGTGGCGACATTCACGGCGTGGCTGCCGAAGCTGTGGCGCAGCGAGTGGAAGGGCAGCCGCCGCAACTTGGCTCGCTTGAGCGCGGCTCGATAGCGGTCCATCGCGGCATCCGAGGAACCCGCAAACACCGTGGCCGAATCTCCGGACATTGCGGAATCCCGATACGCCTCAAGCTGCTCTGCCAGCAGCGCGATAAGCGGCACCACTCTTGACTTCCCGTTCTTGGGCGTGACGATCTCTCGGCCACTGTAGTTACGGCGCACGGTGATCCGCCTGTGCTCGAAGTCGATGTCCTGCCAGCGCAGCGCGAAGATCTCGCCCTTGCGCATCCCTGTGTAGGCCGCTATGGCGAACAGGGCAGCGTCGTAGTCGTCTCTGGCGGCTCCGATCAGACGCTCGACCTCATCGGCGTCGTAGAAGTCGTAGCCGTCGCTCTCGTGCGTCGTGCGGCAGTCAACATGCCTGGCGACGTTCTCCGTCGTCCAGCCCTCGCTCATGGCGTAGGCCAGAACACTCTTGACGATCTTGAAGACATTGATCTTCTGAGGCGAGTGCGGGATCGAGTCGAACCAGCCGCGCAGATCGTCCTTGCTGAGCTTGTCAACGCCCTTGTCTGCGAACGGGCAGGGCTTGCGGATCGCGGTGCTCTCGAACGTGCGCTGGCCGAGGATGTGGGCGTTGATCACCCAGCGGTACGCCAACAGCGTTGCTGGCTTGCGTCCACGCCTCTGAGCGCGCTCGTACCAGGCTTCCGCTGCCTGGCTGAACGTGGGCCGTTCTGGCAGCGCGTTCTCGGCCTCCTGAGCAGCGTGAGTGGCGATCAGGGAGCGCAGGGCGATCAGAGCGTCGGTACGGTCGAGAACGCCGTCAACGGGCCTGCCAGGGGCTTTGCGCCAGCCGTCGCCAGCGGGAACAAGATGTGCCGGTCCAAGCCTGCGTTTGATCTGACGCGATTGATGACGCCATTTGGCCTCCCAATGCGGGGAACCGTCCTTGGCGACAGCGACGACGAGCGAGCCTGTAGGAAGACGTGTCAAGAGTACCGCCTAGAGTACCGTTTCATGTCTGGATGATCCTAGCGCCAGGATGCACGACACATTGCTGATTTGGCTCTAGATCACCATCTGCGGCCATCCAGCCTACCTGCTCCGAGCACGCCCGTCAATCTTCCAGTTTCGCTGTCACTACTGGTGAAAGTCCTGCATAGGGCTACATCGCCCTCGCGAGAGTACCGGCTGCGAGTACCACTCGACCTCACTTGACACTTGTCACGCCGCTCGGGTGAATGTCACCCTGGACGGATGTTTGATCCCACCGCCGATTTGCAGGGGATTTATGGTGAGATCAGCCCTGAGTTGTCACTAATGCTGCGTTGCAGCTTCACCGTAACGCTGCGACCATGCCTGGTTCGGCTGCGGCCAAAGCGGCCTCGGATACCTGGCTCTCCCACGCCGCAGCCGACCTCCTTCGCACAACAACTCACTATACATGACACACGTAAGAACCCAGCCGCTGCGAGCGTTCGTAGAGCAACGGAGAGCAGAAAGAGCGATAGATGCCAGCAGGAATGGCAACGACCATTGCGGCCACGAACCCCGAACTACTCCCGTCGTTGCTGCTCCTGCTGGCATCACCACCGCGATGCTACCTGGCACCAACGTTGACACACTCAACGCCCTCCTTCGCCATCAGTGCGACTTTCTCTACGGCATCGAGAAGACACGCATAGCGACAAGCAACCGCCTCCACGCACTGGTCGAGACGAAGAAGCACGACAAGAATCTTGAGCGACTACTGCTCGAAGCCAACCTCGCGCAGATCCAAGCGTTGGAAGACGCTGCGATCAAGTCGCTCAAGGCGACATTCAGCCGTCATCCCCTCAGCGGCTGGACCGAGCTACACCCCGGCATCGGTCCTCAGCAGACAGCAAGACTGCTGTCAGAGATCGGAGATCCGCTGTGGAGGTATGACTACGACGCCGACGAGTGGGTGCGTCGGAGCCTTGCTGAACTGCGTCAATACTGCGGTCATGGCGATGCCAAGCGCAACCGCCGCAGCAAGGAGAACGTCGCCTACGTCCTGATGGACGACGAGGAGCGACCGCAGTTGCCCTACAGCCCTCGCGCCAAAATGCGGCTGCGGCTGATCGCCAAGCAAGTACTCAAGACGCCAGGCGGCAAGTGTGGACCGTGCAAGCGCGATTCCGGCGACGGCTGGCAGCCACCGCCACGCGACTGCGAGTGCGCCGCTCTCAACCCCCTTCGAGCCGTCTACAACGACGCTCGTCTCAACTGGATTGGCAAAGACGTGACTCCCGGCCACGCCGACAGCCATGGCCTGCGCGTGATGGGCAAGCAGATCCTCCGAAGCCTTTACCAATACTCACTACAACAGGAAGGAGAGGCTGCATGAGCCTCAAAGCAGTCAGAGCAGAGCGACAGGCTCGCGAGTTCAGCTTGACCAGGCTGATCGACCGCGCCTACAAGGCCAACAAGACACGCGACCCTCGCGAGCTTGCCGACATCATCCTGCCGAAGATCCCGGCCAAGGAGTACAAGGGGATCGTGGCAGCAGTGCTTCCGACAATCGTGCGCCAGCGTGTCGGTGCCCTACGTCGCGCCGAGCAACGGCGTCAGCGCAACGGTGGCAAGGGCAGGACGACGCGCAGCAAGGTCGTGGAGATCACGGCTGCACTCAACGACTCCGGTGCGTTGTTCGCAGCAGGAGTCCACGTCAACGGTGGCTGGATGCAGTTGGGCGACATGACTGCTGACGATGCGTTGACGAAGGCCAACGAGTACCGCGAGCAGGCAGCGCCGCTGATGACCTACGCAGATGCCTTCTCAAATCTCGGCCGCGCCGTCCTGCACGCCCAGGCTGACATCGTGCGCGAACTGGACGAGGACGCCGTGCGGGACATCTTCTCCGGCATCATCGAGGAACTGTTCGAGGACGCTGCGTAACACAGAGAGCAGAGTCAAGGTTGTTGGCGGCTCAGACCATCAACCATGCGCCTACCAATGGCCACCCGTCTGAGTCGCCATTAGCCTTGAATCCACGGAAGGAGACAACATGAACAACAACAAAAGAACGCCCACGACCGATGCGCTGATTTGGGGCGAGATCGGCCACCAAGCTGTCAGTGATAGCCCACCTGAGGATTGGCTGCCACTGCTGGAGGATCTGATTCATCGTTGCGAACGAGAGCAGCCACCGATCACGGTTCCGTTCACAGCACCAGAGCTTGTTGAAGCAGTGGAGAAGTGGCGTTACGTCGTGCTGCGCATACCGATCAGTCAGCAGTAGCGACACCCCGGAGCGCACGCCGTCCCTGGCGAATTAGGACGGCGGCGCTACTACGGAGTCTTAGGGCACGGTGGTGGCGACCATGGCCCTAAGCGTCTACGGCGGCGTCACCACGCATCCGACGATTGTCAACGTTCTTTCCGGGTTACGTGCATGCACATCGAACGCCTGAAGCGCCGAGCCATCAGGGCAGACGGGACCAGCCGGACCCTGTACTCCCTGCACGCCCTGTGGTCCTTGCGGGCCTGGCTCTCCCTGTGGTCCTGGGACGCCTTGCGCTCCTGACTCTCCGGCGTCTCCCCTGTCGCCTTGCGGGCCTTGCTCGCCTTGATCTCCTTTGGCACCAGTGTTGCCAGTAGCGCCGATGGCACCGTTCTGTCCAGAAGCGCCGACCGGACCCACTGCTCCGGTGGCTCCCACAGGACCACTGGCACCCGTTGGACCGGCCGATCCCGTCGCCCCGGTGTCTCCCTTGGGTCCGGGAGGCAAGAGCGCAGGATTGCTACCAGGCTGGCCGGGAGATCCGTCCTTGCCGTCAGCACCCGGCACGCCCGGTAGCCCTCTCTGGCCACGGAGAAACAGATAAATGTTATTGCTCTTGTCATTGGCCCTTCCCGCCGAGTTGCCTGCTTTTGACGCGAGCTTCGTCGTCACTCGATCCTGATCAGCAGCAGTGTTGATAGCTAGCCACAGGGCGATGGCCGTCATCACAGCCAGGAGCGCCAACGCCAGCCAGGTGCCGAGGAAGCGAGAGCGCGAGTACCACAGCGCGCGCCTGGTCTGCTCTGAGATCTCGGTGGCCATGGCGTCAAGATCAGCCATCGAGCTTCCCTTCAAACTCCGACACCTGTGCTGTCAACTGCTCAACCTGAATCTGCAAGGCATCGCGCTGACCACGTAGATCGTCGGCCGTCTTGCGCAGTTCATCGTTGAGCGTCTTCATGTCGCTCAAGATGACGTTCTGCTGATTGACGATGGCGGTCGTGTCGTCGCGGCGGTAGCGCAGTGCAGTGAAGATCAGGCCACCGACCCCGAAGACACCGATGGCCAGTGAGATCAGTGCCGGGAGATCGAGGACTGCCAATAGCGGCGACACTCACAAGACCTCACAGCCCCAGCGGGACGAGCACGACACCGAGGCGTTCCAGAACCGCCTCAAGGCCCTCAGGCGGTGCGTCGAGATCGATGGTGGCCGTCTTAGTCGCCTCGTCGTGATCGGCCTTCACGATGCGTCTGTAGCTCACGTCGGCTGCATCGATGAATGTGGCGAGATCTCCGGCCTTGACCTCGCTGTAAGGCCAGATGACACCGTGATCGTCTTCGGCGTGGCCGACGATGACGGCGCGGCCCGAGCGGTCGAGCGCCTTCTGCTCCTCAAGGAAGCGCCGACCGACCTCGATGGCTCCTTCGGCCGTGCTCGTGCCCATGATGAGCTTGTCGCGGCGAGTGATGTTGAGCCTGTTGGCAGGGTTGTCCGGATCGGAGTCCCGCAGGTAGACGCTCTCCACGTCGCAGCCAGAGCCAGGAGGGCCAACGGTCTTCGTAGAGCCGTCAACATCGTTGAATTGAACAACGATGCTCTCCCACAGCCGGTCAGCCTGCTTGCCGGTCTGCTCCAGCTTGGCCGGACCAATCCGCAGCCGCCACCGCCGAGCCAGCGGGTTCAGACCGCGCGGATGCAAGTAGAAGGTCTTGTCGTTGCCGACCCACCAGTCTTCGAGGCCGAAGCGTGTGCTCTGCTTGACGATCTCGCTCACCGTCGTGCCGTCGCGGAACGCCGACTGAGGGATGATGAAGTTCGTCGCCTGGAATGAGTCAGGCGTGATCTTCAGCAGCGGTGCGAACTTGCTGACGGCATACTTGACAATATCCGAGGCGAAGAAGCCCTCCGTCTGCGGCGTCGAACCACGGATCGGCAAACCATGGTTACCGAAGACGCGCAGATTCGTGATCACGCACCCGTAATGAACGTTGACACCAGTTGCAACGCTTGCGTTCGCGTAAGTGAGTTCCAAGGAAGCGAACCGCCGAGGTGCTGTTGCCGCCACATCGAACGTGCCCGAACTGACTCCCGCCACTCCGGCGAGTTGGTCCGGCGACTGGTCATTGACGCCCAGTGAGTCAGTACTAGCGAGAAGGGCAACCAATGACCAGACTGCATCTGTCAGCGTGATGCCAGTGACACTCCAATTCGCTCGCAAGCGGCCGAGGAAGTTGCCAGCACCAGCGTCATATAGCGGCTCAACTATCGGACGGTTGGCTGCCGTCCAGCCACCAGGATCATCGAACCCTATCTCCAATGTCGGCACGCCTGATGTCGGATCTGGCATGACTGTGCCGCCACCGACAACCGTGTAGTTCGCAGCATCGAGGATGAGGAATCGAGCGCGCGAAGGCTCGCCCCAGTTGCCAAGCTCGCGGTCGATGAAGACGATGCTGACAGTCTTGTTGTCATCGAGATGCGCCTGCCAGCCGACAGCGCTGGGAGAGATCGCCATCTGATCGCCCGAAGTCTGCGGCGTGCGCTCAAGCCGGAACTCGCCAACGACGTTGCCGCCAGCACTGATGATCTTCAGCGTCGTGAAGCGCTCCAAGTCGTTGTAGACGACATCCGGTAAGCGCGTGAGCACGAGATCCGTGTTCTCGTGGCCACCTGGCATCGTGGACGACCAGCGCAGCCCACTGAAGACGTTCTCGGCACGGTGCTCATCGCCAGCCCAGCGGTAGTGCAGACCACCAGGCGTCATGGCGTCGATCATGTGCCGCAGCGGAGGACGCTCGCGGATGCGCGGTGACAGCCAGCCAGGAAGCACGTAGCGGTCATCGCACGTTCCTGACAAGCCTATTGAGCCGGTGCAGGAGTCGAATGCACCACGGCCGGTGTCGAAGTGTGCCTGCACCTGTGCCGGACTCAGCACGGTGTTGTAGAACGACACCTCGTCAATCGTGCATTGCGCCGCAGTGTGGAAGTTGCTCTCGGAGAACATGCTGATGATCCCCGAGCCAGAGTCGAGCACGTTCGCATTCGGCGTGCGGCTCGGTGCGCCAACGGAAACACCATTGACGTAGAACTTCATCGCCCCGGCTGCGTCGTAGGTGCCGACAAGGTGGATGCGAACGCCAGGGATCAGATACCCAACGGCGTCGATCAACGTGTCCACGAAGTTCGTGTCGCGCACACCGAAGCGCAAGCTCGTGCTGCCGCTCATCGAGAAGTACCAGCCAGGGCCATCGCGCGAGACGAGCTTGGCGCTCTTGTAGACATCGATCTTGACCCATGCCTCGACCGAGAGCTTTGCCCCGACATTCATGTTGGCAGTGCGAGGAATCCGGAGGTAGCTACCGGTCACACCGTCGCCATGAGCAGCAGTATCGTTGTCGGCCGTCAGCAGACCGACTGCCTGGCGCAGTGCATTCCCGTTGGCCGTCCCGTTGTTCCCGTCCTTGCTGTCAACAACAGGGTCAGTATTGTTGACTTCGCCCAGCCGCCAGTACGAGATGAGTCCCGCAGTACCGAGGATCAGATCGCTGTATGCCGACACCGGCTAGCGCCTCACGGAAGGAAGAGGTACGCCGGTCGGTAGAGCAACTGAGCCTTGGTCGATCCCGCGCGATTCAGATCCACCATGCCTGGTGACAAGTCGCCCCGGCTCGTCTTGACGAACATCTCGACGTTGCGCCCTTCGATGCCGCTCGCCGGGACACGTGCGAGATCTCCCAGCGTCTGCGGCACCGGCCCGTAGCCAATGCCGTCACTCGACTGCCGGTAGTGGCCATCGAAGCGCAGTTCGGCCTCGCGGCTCGCGTTGAGCACCACATCCATCGTCGGTACTCCGACAACAAAGTTGTCAAAGCGCTTCGTGATCGCCGTCGTGCCTCCCGATGCGTCATAGAGGCCGACCTTGCCGCTGGCCAGCGAGCCGCCTGTCGCCAGCAATGACGAGTTGCCTGCGAACAGCGGTGCGCCGAAGCCCTGCCCCTGCTGGGACACCCATCCGAAGAAGCGACCAGCGGTGTCGATGATCATCCGCAGCGTGTACCACTGATTCGCTACTAGTGACAGAGGCATGAACCAGTCCTGCGACATGCCGGTGACGAACAGCACTGCTCCGTAGCCACGGTCGTTGGCACCGCTGCCTGCGCCTCGAATCGCCAGGCTGGCATAGCTGCCAATATCGACGTAGCGCGTGTGCAGGCCACCCTCGCCAGCAGGCGTGGCGGGGTTCAGAACACTCATCAGGACATCAACCCGAGCATCGACCGCCGTGAACACTCTTGACCCTGCGATGTCGAACCGAGCACCAGCGGTGATCGCGGCCCTCGTGACGTTCAGCGCACCGACATCGATGGAGAAGTCGGTTGCGTGGCCAGCGCCGCTCCACACCCCGCTCTGGCCGTCCTGCACGGTCTTCCCGACCAGCGGATCGCCAGTGGTGCCGGTGTAGCTCAGCGGCTCATCGATCACCGCTGCTGACAGATCCGGCGCGATGTCCACCGGAGCACGAACGAGGCCGTAGCACTCATCGACCGGCAGGACGTAGATCTTGTCGATATAGATGTCAGGCTGAATCGTGTCGCTCGTGTTGCCTGCGGCGTTGTAGCGCTTGACGCCACGCGCTTGGATCTCTCCACGCCAGCGGTGAACGCCGACCGGCATCTTCGTGAGGTTCACCTGGCCGAGATCGATCAGCCGCATACCTGGGTTGCTCCCGGACGCCTCCAGCGGTGCGAAGAAGCAGAACTGCGGAAGGTTCGTGGTCGGCATCGTGAAGTCGCCCACATCCCACGCGAGCCGGACTTGAATCGGTGCTGTGACTCGTGCCTCTGCCCACACGCGATAGGTGCCCGAGTGCGTGAGCGGCCCACCAGACAGCAAGTCTGTTGACATGATGGCTTGCCACGGTGCCGACACGTCGTTCGTGAGATTGAACTTCAGATTCGTTCGGCCGATCACCGCAACCGACGCCACTGTTGTCGCTGTCGCCGGAGCGATGGGCGTCATGGCCTCAGCCTCGTAGACCATCTGCGCTGTCGGCTGCGCCGAGTAGGACTTGGACCGGAAGGCGAAGATGGCTCCGCACTGCTCCTTGCCCGAGTTCTCGGTGACCTTGATCCTGGCTCGGCCGGGATAGTGGCCCTTGATCGGCCCGACGAGCGTCACGACCTCGCCCGTAGCAGTGATGACAGCGCCGATCTCTTCCTCGCCATACCACTCAGCCAGGTACGTGAGCGTCAACACTGCATCTGCGTCGATGCCCCACAGCGCCTGAGCCGTGCTGCCACCAAGCTTGAGCGTGGCTCCGGTGACATCTGCGAAGACGGTCCCGAGCGCTGTGTTGGTCCGGCCGATCACGCCTCCGTACTGCTGGAACAGACCCGCCTTCTGCTGGAAGCGCTGACGCACCTGATCGAACGTCAGCCCATCGCCACTACGCGAATCGAGCAGCAGCAACGGTATTGCCACCGTCCTGCTGGGAATCCGGAAGTCCACCGGGATCGAGCCGAACTCCGTGTCGGCCAGCACCTGATCGGCCACCGAGTCGCCCCAGTCAGGCCCAACTTCAGCCACGTACTGAGTGATGTCCCACTCAGTTCTGTCAACAGTGACTTCGGTCGGATCGAGGATCAGTTGCTCAGGCATTAGCGAAGCACCCCTGGACGGCCAGGAAGCTGCCGCTCACTGCGGCGACCCTGCGCACGTGTCTGGTTATCAACTCTGATGTCAACAAATCGGCCTAGCCACTCCATTCCGTTGGCGAAGTGAACGGACACGTGAGGCACGTAGCCAGCGTCACCAGGCACGACGACCTCGCCACCGTGGGCCACGATCATGCGTGCGGCTCCGACCGGCCCTGGCACCGTGCCACCCTTGTCGAAGAAGCCACCGAAGGGCAGGTTCTTGAAGACCGCGAACTGAGCCTCCGAGACAGCCGTGCGCAGGTTGGCCTCGCGGAGAAGCTGTTGCAGGATCTCCTTGCTCGGATCGTCGGCGGTGTCAGGTGTCTGCGTGTCGCTCGCCGGAATCCTGTAGCTACTGATGCCAGACGTGCGGAGCGCGTTCTGCACCTCGAAGATGTTGCCGAGCAGTCGCCCGATGGCCAGGCCCTGCAAGCTGGAGAACTGCTGGTACTTGTCACCAGACGCGACGGACCCCTGCACTTCTGACAGATCGGTGTCGGCGTCGGTGAGAGCAGTCCTGAAGACCTCGCGCTTGTCGCTGAGCCGTGGGATCACTCCGTTCGGCCCACTGAGCGTCGTGTACTCCAGCGTCCAGACCTTGATGTCCTTGTCAAGACCCTTGATCTGGCCGTTCAGCCGGTCGCGCTTCGCACCCTTGGAACCCTTGAGTTGCTTCTGGAGACTTGCCCTCTTGTCCCTCGCGTTGATGATCGCCTTGTGCAGCGAGTCTCGGCGCTTCTTTGCCGCCTCTATTGACGCCGAGAACTTCTGGAGCCGATCCCTGAGCGTGATGTGGACACGGATCAGCGCGTTGCGCCAGCTACCGAGCGCACCCAACTCCTCTGCCAGCCACTCGATCTGCGTCTTGCCCTGAACGCGACCGAGCATTGACAAGATGGTTGCGTCCTGCTCAGCCGGGGTGAGATCGCGCCCGAGCTTCTGCTGCTGCGCTTCGAGCGCTTCTTGGATCACGCCGGAGTCGGTCAACGTGCCCGCGTGCGACTGGAGATCGTCGTAGCGATTGACCAGGGCCTCCTTCGCCACGAGATCCTTCACCGAGTCCGGGAGGCCAAGACCCCTGATGCGGTCGATCAGTCGCCTACGCAGCGTCTTCCCAGCGCCAGCGAGCTTGCCCTTCTTGCTCGTCTTGCCAATAGCGGAGACAACCTTCTTGATGGCTTGGCCTGAGGGCACCGGCCCACGGCGGATCAGCTTCGTCAGCTTCTTGACGTTGACGCTGCCACCGCGCTGATACCAGTTGTGCGCCTGGTGGAATGCCCATGCTCTTGTCGGGTTGCCGTAGCGCTCCGCGATGTAGCGAGCCATCGAGTAGATCTGCTGCGCCATCGTCGGGTTCTGCGAGGGATCTGAGCCAGGCCCGTACTTGCCGTAGTTGCCACTCAGGAACTGGCCACGCAGGCGAGCGGTCGAAGTCGGGTTGGAGAGGTTCGCGCCGTGGCTCGTCTCCGATGCGTCGAGCGCCCACCAGTCCGGGAAGTTCCAGCCACGCTGCTTAGAGATCAACCTCATCAGGCCCGAGCCATTGCCAGTCACACCACCGCCACTGACTGGGTTCTCACCGAACTCAGGCTGAACCGACATATTGTTGGCAACGCTGTTGACGACACCTTGCGCTGCGCCCTGCGTGATGTCGATGGCGCGCTGAGAGATCGTCCGAAGTGCTGAGTCAGGCCCAGCAACTCGCACACCAGCGATCTTCTCGGCCACCACCGACACCGCCTGGCCAGCAGCAGTAATCGCCGCATCCATTAGCTGGATATGCCACGGCTCGTTCGCCATCGGGAAGTAGAGGCCGAACCGAGCAGCCAACCGGCCCAGCGTCCCGACGCCAGGCGTGATGTCAGCAGCAATGCCACGAACGTGAGGCGCATTCGGGCTTGGAGCCGCAGCACCAGGGTTCGTCGGACTGTAAGCGCCCTTCTCCCGGTAGAGCAGAGCTTGTTCTTGCAGGGTGCGTCGGCCGGACGAGATGAAGATCGGGACGCCTGCCGCAGCAGACAATCGACGCAGCCGGTCGAGCATGCCGGGGAGAACGTCGGTGTCGCCACTAACGCTGCCGCCTCGCTGGAAGCGCGGTGCGATGCCGAAGTTCAGTCGGTCGAGCGCTGCCTTGCCAACCTTCTTGACAGCCTTGCGATTGAGCACGTACTCGTCCTTCTCCAGCAGGGCATGCACTGAGTCGCCAGACGCAGCACCGTTGAAGACGTAGCCACCGTGCTGACCATGACCAGGCCCACGAGTGCCTTCCTCCGGGCCTCCGATGAACGAGGTGCGGCGTGTCGGATCTTTCGCAATGTTGAGCGCCTGCTTCTTGGAGAAGCCGAAGTTCATCAGCGAGTTGACCATGTACTGCTGGATGAGAGCAGTGCCGTCCTTGACACTAATAGTGCCTTCACTCATCGAAGTCTTGATGTTCTCGATGGCAGCACTGAAGTTCGCGCTGATCGCTTCCTTGCCAGCCGCGCTGTCCTCGCCCAGTGTGCGCTTGATCGCGCGCATCTGCATCCGGACGTTCGTCTTCAAGCTGCCGATGCTGCGCGACGACCCGCTCCTCATCCGCTCCATCGAGTCGCCCACTCGCTTCGCGGCTCTGACGGCATCCTTGTCATCAAAGTCAATATGGATGCCTTGTTCCGCGAGCTTGACGGTTTCCCTGAGTTGCTCGTTGAGATCGGCGTACTTCTGATCCACGGTCTGGTCGCCAAACTCAGCCCACGGATGCGCAAGCTTTTCCGTTTCATCAGCGAGCCGCTTCATGCCGCTGATGTTGCCCTCTGACACCATCTTGTCGATCTGCTCTGAAACCTTCCGGAACTGCTCGTCCTGGCGCTCCTTACCAGTCTTGACCTCGACCTTCGGAGTGATCCCGAACGTCAAATCGTGAGCAGTGTTGATCGTCGCGGCGATTGGGTTGCCGTGAGAGTCAACAAGGTTGATGCCGAAGTCGAGCGCAGCGCCAGCCGCCGCAAGCTTCCCGCCGAACTTGGCAGCACCCTTGAGCTTGCCGAGAATGCCCTTGCCGCCAGGCACAGGAATGGGACCACCGCCAGGACCCTTCCCGCCACCGAGTCCACCTGCGACATCGGCAACGAAGAGAGGGTTGGCAGGCGTCGTTCCTCTACCTGTGAAGAACGTTGCCACTTTGGCAGTGAGGCCGCTGCCGGTTGACAGCTTGATCGCCCCGGCCTCGAACGCCGTCTTGAAGGCTCTCGCCGCCAGGCCACCAGCAACTCCGAACGAGCCTCCCCGACTACCGATGCCACCCATGCCGCCACCACGACCGCCGCCTCCGAACAGCGCCTTGGCAACGAACCCGGCACCGAGCACCTTTGTCCACAGTGGTGCTGCCTTGAAGCCCTCCCACAGCGCTCCAGCGGCTGTCCCGCCGACCTCCTTGAAGCCTTCGGCAAGCTCAGGCGCACCGTCCTTGGCCAGCTTCTTCAGGCGTTCATCGAGATGAGCCTCACGGATCTTCTCAACGATGTTGTCGATGAGCGGATCAACTTCGACATCGACCGCCGCGAACATCTTGCTCAGCTTCTCACCGACAGTGAGGTTCTTGTCGCCAAGAATCTTGTCGAACTTGTCGGCAATCCGTTGCAGGCCCGGAGTGACCTGCCTGACAAGCTTGTTGAAGGCAGGCAGCACCGCCTTGCCGATGGTGTCCTCCACCTGACGGCCGACAGCGACCAGGCGTTCGAACGGCGTGGCCTTGACCTTCGGGAACTCCTTGCCAAGCTCCTTGAGGATGATCTTCTGCGCCTTCATCGCGCCGGAGCCATCCTGCATCGCCTTCAACTGCTTCTTCTGCGCGTCGGTCAGTTCGAGGTTCAGATCCTTGACGGCCGCGAACGGATCAGCCAGATCGCCCAGCACGTTGATCTGGTTCTTCTGCTCGCTGGTCAGTGCGACGCCAACAGTCTTGAGATCGTCCAGCGCGTTACCCGTCCCGACGAGCGCCTTGATCGTCTCCTTCTGCTGCGCGTTGAAGCTGACGCCGACACGCTGGAGCGCGGTGATGCCCTTGACGGGATCGTTGAGCGCCTTGCCTAGCTGGATCGCTGAGGACTTCGTGTCCTGGCCCAGCGCCTTCGACATGTTGACCGTCGTCTTCGTGGCCTCATCGAAGATCTTGTTGTTCTTGCCAACACCGTTGCGGATGTTGGTGAACGTCAGCAGCAGGTTCGCCCCGCTCTGGATCAGATCACCATCGACGCCCACCTGGCGCTCAAGCGCATCAGCCAGCCTGCCAACATGCTTTGCACTGACATTCGCGGCACCGCCAGTGGACTTGACCACCGCGTTGGACCGGCGCACGATGGCCTCGTGGTCGGCCCAGCCCTTCGTCGCACGGATGACCTCAGCCGTCAGCAGGCCAACGCCTACCGCGCCGACACGTGTTGCTCCCCTGACTCCGGTCGCTATCCCATGGCCAAGCTTGCTGCCGATCCGCTTGCCCATTCCACCCGCTTGGGTGTCAAGGTTCTTGAAGTGAGTGGCAACCTGCTTGTTGAGCGCGCTGAAATCGCCTTCGATGTCAACATACGCGCTACCTGCCTTGACGGCCATCGTTCACCTCCCCTCACCCGAAGTGCTCGCGGAAGAACTTGGCAATGACGGCAGGGTCAGTCTCGACCTTGCGCGTCGGAGCCGGTTCATCGCCGGGACGCATGATGTGGATCTCCGGAGGAACGGAAACCCGCCTGTGATGCAACAGTGCTTGCAGGTGCGCGCGTGCCCACTCGTCGTGGCGTTCAAGGAACTGCACCATAAGTTCCTCGGCAGGCGTGAAGGCGCTCTGACGCCAGACGGCCGCTTCGGGCGGTAGGCCGGAGACGAGCACCCACACGCGCCTGCATGATGTGTCGTGGTACTCACGACGAAGATCGAGGTTGTAGAAGCGCTGGAAGTCGGCCTCAAGGAGATCCCAACTCTCGGTCAGGAGTCGCTTGAGGCTTCGGATTCCCCCGAATCTGTTCCGTATGTTGACATGATCTTGTCGGACAACTCAGTGATCGCCTCGATCTGCTCCTCAGGCTTGAGCCGTCCGATGACGTTGCGCACCTGCACGAACTGCTCACCGTCGAGCAGCGTCAGGAACATCCGCATCAGTGAGAACGCGCCCTGTTCGTTCTCCATCGAGATGAAGTCGAACATCAACACTGGCGGCACTTCTTGTGGCACGATCAGTTCGAGATCACGCCACGACACGAGCTTGACGCTCGTATCGTCCTTGTCCAGTACTTCGCTGGTGGCAGCCTCCAGATTGCTGTCAGGTGTCTTGACAGATCCTTCGGACTTGTCGTTGTCCTTGTCAGCTTCCTCGACTGCCGCCAGGCGCTTTGCCTGGCCTGCCATCACGAACCGGCCGAGAAGGCAGCGCTGTCGGTGAGGAAGTAGCCGGGGGACTCGCCAGCGGCCGGTGCCAGCGCCTTGAACGTGATCGGCAGGGAAGCCGGGTTCGCGCGCTGGAAGGCAGCCTCGACGGCCTCCGTGACGTTGCCACGCGGGAACACCCAGCGCAGGTGGGTGTCGCCATCGATGGCATCGAGCACCAGGGCACGCTCGTCCAGCGCGGCCTCGTCGCTCGGAAGGTCGTAGCGGAAGGCACCGGCCGAGCCGGACACCTCGCCGCCACCGAACGCCAGCGGCACCGTCTCCTCGTTCCACTGCATGAGGGCGACGGCGATCTGGATCTCCTGGCTGGTCTTCTCGCGGCGCACCGGAGAGCGCGACTGCCAGGCCATGAAGTCGGTGACCTCTGGCGTGACGGTCAGCGTGGCTCCGTCCTCGGTCGCGTAGCCCAGTCCGACGAAGCCGCCGTTGAGCGCACTCACGGCGTCGGCCGGAAGCGGAGTGCCGACAGGCGCGGCGTACACCTCGCCGTTGCCTGCCACCACGAGTTCGTCTGCATTGTTCCAAGCCATCTGTTACTACTCCTTACAGTTGGTCTAGCCGGTGTGTCTTGCTTGGGTCTGGCTAAGCCATGCGGCTGGTAAGGAGCTATGCAGCGCCTCAGTCTGTTCCTGCCAAGCGCAAGCCTGCGGCTCGCACTGCCCTGCGAAGAGGAGCGTAGGCCGGGTTGTTCCTCGACCCGAACTCCATCAGGTGTCCTGCGTAGTCCGTGTTCACGACTGCGACTTCTTCGTCATCACTGACGACAACGATGGTGTCACTCTGCCGCCGCATCCACGGAGCATCTGCTTGATCTGCGAACGTGCTGGCAGCATCGCTGACGCTCTCCGCAGCTTGATCGAGCGCCTGGCGGTACTCGATCTCCTTGCGAAGCTCGGCCTCGAACTGCCGGTTTGGTACGAACCTGCTCACTTGACATGCATCCTGACTTCGGCATCGAGCACGACACGCTCACGCGCTGGCTCAAACGCCTCGTCGGGAATGCGGGCATCGGATGTGAACGCCACGTGCGTGACGACCACTCCATCGAGTGCCTGCTCTGTCATGTCGTGGAGCACCGCCCGGATTGTACGCCCCAGGAGAGATGCCTCTTCCTGTGCGTTGTCCTTCTGTGCTCCGGCGTAGCAGTCGAACTGGAGGAGAAAGTTGATGAGGTGTTCCGGCTGTCCTCCAGTGACATTAGTGGCGTCAAGCTGCGTGACCTTGACCCACGGCTTCGTGAAGCTGGCTGGAAGCTTGCCTGCCACACGCGCATCAAGAGCCATGACATCCGGATGACTGCGCAGATGGGATGCCAGGATCGCCGGAGCGTCAGGGATGACCGCCAGGACGCTCATGCCGCGATCTCCTCGCCGGATGTCCTGCGTAGCGACACCTCGACGTGCTCGTACTCGCCGGTACGAGGGTTGAACGCCTGCCACGGATCGCCCATCACCTCGTAGGTGTCGCCGTCCACCACGACGACATCATTGGTGTCAATCGGCGTCTTGGCCGGGAGGATCAGCAGCCAGTTCGTCTGCGAGATCGTGCCCTCTGCCTCATCGCGCGAGTGCTGCTGCAACTCACCCTTGACACGTAGCTCCTGCACGTCCGGGATGTCAGTACCGTAGACATCCAGATTCCCCGACTCAGTGTTGTGCTGAATCGTCACGTCGCGCCGGAGCCGGTTAGCGAGATAGGAGGAGAGCATCACGCGCTTCTCGTAGTAAGTGTGTCATACCAGCCAAATTGTGGCGTTCACGTGCGTAGCGATTGCGCAGATCCCAGCCTCCCTGGCTGCCCTTCCGGCGCGTCTGACGAGGCTCCAGCGGGTGCCAGAGGTGGATTAGCGGCGATTCACCTCTCCACGGCTCTCCCAGGAGGCACCAGAGCGCCATTGCCCAAGATTCGTCCTCCTGGCCCCACGTGGTGAATCGAGGATCGAGAGGGATCTCCAGCAGCGTGTCGCGTCTACTGACAACAATGCCACCACCGGCAACGCCCACATAAGCAGGGCGATCAAGTAGCTCGTCTGATGGCTCGCCGCCGATGGTGATGCTGTGCGTGCTGGCTTTCGTCAGCCGCAGCACCTTCCAGTGCGGAATCGCCCACGACGCACCATCTGCAACAGCCTTGACAGCCGCTTCCAGCCCGGTCGTCCAGACATCTGCATCGTGGATGACGACGATCTCGGCCTCTGAGCGTTCGACAGCAGGCATGACAGTCAGCGCCTTGTTGAAGGGGATCTCTCCGAACGCCATGGTGTGCGGGAACTGGCACCGCTGCGTGACCCATTTCAGCGCCCGAACGCGGTCAAGATTGCTGCCAGCGAAGGGGATGATGATCTCTACTTCCATTGCGCCGACCGTTCTAGGTAGAGCGCCTGGTCGTGCTCCCAGCCACCGGGACGCTTCGATCCGGCCATGTAGGTGGCATCAACATCGGCTTTGCCCCAGTCGGGATGCACGTGCTCGATCACGCACTCCGGCGCAAACACCGCCACCCCGCGATGCGCAGCGAGATCGAATAGCTCCGTCTCGGCAAAGTTGTGGAAGTACTGCTCACACATAGCGACACCCGGCTCGCCCCATGCACCGCCGTGCAGATCGATGTAGTCGCGCCTGATGACAGGTTGAGTGCAGGCATCGCCATTGGCGGTGTGCGGCGACAGATCGTTCGTGGCCACGACGCTGACGATTGGCCGGAGCACCTTGCGCAGACCGTCCCACCAGCCGTCATGGAACTTCACGTCGTCGTTGACAATGGCGATCAGGCGCTCATCGGACGCTCGCACGCCAGCGTTCACGGCAGCCGGGTAGCCCTTCTTGTGTGTCAACACCATCTGCACCGGACCCTCGATCCCGATCACAGCCTGTTGCGTCACCGAGTCATCCATGTTGACAACGAAGTAGATCCGGAAGATCCCGGCCGGAGTCGTCTTGGCAATGTTCCATGCGAGCGGGAACAGCAGCCGTGGACGGCCCATCGTCGGTATCACTATTGCCACCTCAGGCGTCACAGCGGCACTCCCACGATGCTGTCGAGAATGCGCTGATGCCAGAGATCGCGCTCCTCGTAAGCCGGTCCACTGTGGTTGCGCGAGTCAGGGCGCTTGTGGAAGCCGTAGACAGCACGAGTGACGTATTCGAACGATGCCCCGGCCTGCTGGCATCGCAGCCACATCGACCAGTCCTCGTAGATCGGCTCGTCCCACCAGCCGCCGACTGAGCGCACAAGCTCCGTGCGAGCAGCAGCACCGACAACTATGTAGTTGCCTTGGAGTAGGCAGCCAGGCCCACACTGGTGCTGATGGCCATGCACCGTCAGCATGTAGGGCCTGCGGTAGTTGTTGTGCATGTTGCGCACCATCGGCACGCGCACATCGGCTGTGGCTCGGAGCATCGCATTGACGTAGCCGGGGAGCAGCACGTCATCGGCGTCAAGATGCACGACGAACTCCGTCTCAACCTGCTCCAGAGCATCGTTGCGCGCTCCCGCCAGGCTTTCGCCGTGAACATGGATGACAGGAGCCTGGCTCTTGGCTGAGGCGATGGCGCGCTTGGCGTACTCGCGCCAGATGTCATCCCCGAAGCTCGCGATGACAACGGTGATGCTCATCGGCGCGTCCGATTGAGCCGCTGTTCCACCGGAGTCGCCCACCGGCAGTTCCCTGGCTCGTAGTTGCCATCAGGGTCTGTACGGTCAAGGCTCTTGCCATCTGGTCGCTCGCCCATATCGGCCAAGAAGTTTGCGAACGTGCGCCACCTGTCGCAGACGGTGATGCCACGTCCACCCCACAAGTGATACTTCGTGGCATTGGGGTTCGTGCAACGACTGATCATCGAGTTCCACGACCGATAGGTGGGCGTATTGTGGTACCCATGCTTGACAGTCGCGCGAGTCATGACCGTCGGACAACCGCCCTTAGTACATGACACTGTACGTCCACTCTTCAATGAGTCGCCTCTAACGACACGTCGAGCACCGCACTCACAGCGACAAATGTATTTACGGTTCTGGCTGTGCCCGCCAGGTCGTGGCGCAGGCCACACCACCGTCAGGAACCCGAACCGCTTACCCATCATCGGATGCATGAGAGTAAGTGTATCTGACGGTACCAAAAGCACAGTCACATTCCCAAATACCAGATCGACCTACTCTTCCAGAGCCTGCGATCATCCCGAATCCTGCTCCGGCCCTTGCGGTACGTGTCGTCAATAGCGGCAGTCCCGTTGTCCGGGTGCAGGTGGATCACCACGGCGTCCTCGGCGTAGGCGTAGGCGCTCCGGTACTTCGCTGTGGCGATCAGTTCGTCATCGACGCACGAGTGGTCGTACATCTCGCACAGCGGCCCACGCTCGCCAGTGATGACAGGAAGCTCGGCGTACTCCCTGGTGATCAGGAAGTGGGTTGCGTGCCTGCGGCCACGTTGGATGTGGTCGTTGACGCCGACAACCCCGATGCCATCGTGCATGTACGCCAGCGCGGCCTCAAGCCATCCCTCGCTCGGGATCAGATCGTCGGCTCCCAGGAAGATCAGTGGCTCGGCCGTCTTCTCGACAGCAGTGTTGATCTTGGCTGCGTAGTTCGCCTTGAGGCTGCACAGGATCTCTCCACCGGCCGCTTCAATGGCGTCGATCTCAGGTCGGTCATCCGGATCGGTGACGAAGCACACACGTGCCTCCGGAGTGGTTCGCCTGAAGCCATCGAGCACCATCCTCACTCGCTGCGGGCGTCCAAGGACCGGCACTAAGACAACAAGCTTGTCCATCTACTCGTAGGAGACAGGGAGCGCATCCGCGTACATCGAGTCGGCCACATCGTCGGCCACCGAGCGTGCCTTCGATGAGCTTGTGGTGGAGCCATAGACGACACGTCGGACCATCAGTTCCTCGGCGTCCGTGAGCGCCATGCCGGTGCCAGGGATGTCGCGCGAGAAGGTCTGCGTGACGCTGTGCTGCCCCAGGTTCTCCGAGAACGCAGCCAGGCCCTGCGGGTTGCTCATCGCACGGCAGGCGATCTCCACGCAGAGCATTGAGAGCGTCGGCTTGATCTCGGCGGGCACGTCCCACGAGGCATCCTTGTCAACAGCGTTGAGGATGCTCACGGTGGCACCCGCAATGCAGATGTTGGCCTGCGCAGTCTGCCGGTCGTTGAGATCGACACCGAGCCGGTTCTCAACGTCATCGACGGTTGCGAACACAGTTGACAGCGGCTTGGCGTAGACCGGCGACGTGGCATCCTGCCCACCGTTGTCGTCAACCCACACGACACGAAGCCAGGCCACCGACTGATCCTCGAAGTCGATGGTGAAGTTGCGGACGGCAGGAGCAGCCGGATCAGTGTCGGGTTCTTCGAGCGGCAGAGTCGCCAGCGTCGTCCACGCAGCGCTGTCCTCCGCATCCGACCCTTCGATCCTTGCCACTGTCCATGCGTTGCCGTCATAGCGCGGCATCGGACGGTAGTCAGTGAGACTGGTAACACTCATGTCGTTCTCGCGATCCTTCCAGTCGTGGCCTCCA